CAAATATATAAAGCTAACGACGTTGGTGATGTAATTGCAGAAGTTGTTAGATTGCTTGAAACCCATAATTTGTTTTGGACGTTTAGTTCTGATAAATTAGTTGTTTGTGTTGATGTGATTTTAACACTTATTAAAGGAATTCCAGATGTTCCTGACCTCATAAAATCTTTTGTCAGTGGCGAAGACCGATTGTCAGTTCCGCCTGAGGTTATGGAATCACAAAGTATTGAACTTTGTGAAGATGGGATACTTAACAAAGTTTTAAAATTCACTAGAACTTTTGGAATAGCAGAAGAAACAGTACGTGAATGTGGTCCAATATTGGCTTTAATAATGTCAGTTGTAGCATCTATAGGATTAATTGCTTGTGGTAATAAGTTAACAAACATATCACAAGGTTTTAGTTCGACATTACATAGTATGGCGACAGATATTAAAGATTATAGAGTGATTATGTTAACATTTAAAGATACTTGGTCAACAGTAATTAGTTATCTTGGGAAATTTCTTGGTTTTACTTATTTAGATGATAAACAAGTTTTAAGAAAAGATTTTATTTTAAAAATTGATGATTTAACAAAGAGAATTGAGGAACTTGAGAGAGGAACTGCAGATTTTGTTTCATTAGCAGACCCCATGTACTATGAAAAATTTTTTGATGAAATAAAGAAACTTGATAAAATAATAATAGCTATATGTCAGTCGGACACTAACCTAACATCTTTAAGACTAAAATTAAATGAATTAATGGACAAAGTAAAGGTTATTAAAGATAATTATTTAAGCGTAGTTAGTACACTGTGTGGAAAACAACAACCAACTACCATTTATGTGTATAGTGCTGAATCAGGAATTGGAAAAACTAGTTTTAATGTTTGGGCTATTCAGGAGATGGGTTTATCTTATTATTCAAGGAATGCTCAGTCTAAACATTGGAATAATTATGTTTACCAAGATGCTGTTCAGTATGCAGATTTCAACCAGGATAAAGAAGATTTAGATCATAAAGAAATCGACCAAATATATTCTCCAAATGCTTATGAAGTAGAAATGGCTGATATTGCATCAAAGGGACGACAATTTAAATCTAGATATATGTTTCTTGATTCAAATGTTGGCTTTGTTCATTCATCTCAAGGCATTAAAGATCCTTCAATTTTAGATCGTCGTCGTGATTTCTTCTATGAAGCAATGACAACTTATACACCAACACCTGTAAATCCTAAACCAACAAAAGATGAGTGTTTGCAATATCTTGTTCTAAGATCGGAATGTAAAATACGTACTGAGAATTTACCTTTAGAAATTCGTGGTAGATTTGTTTCTGAATTTTATACACTTGATGGTAGAGATTTTGAGTATGGTGGAGTTGTGCATAAAACACAATTGTTTAGTACTTTGTTACTTAATTTTTCTGAACATGAAAGTGCACAAAGAATTGAGTATAAAGCTAAATGTAAAGCAAAGTTTGATAAATATAGAATTGATAAAATGCAAAGTCAAGCTCCAACAGATTGTCCTGTAAGGATTGCAGAATCTTCTAATCGTCCTATTATTGTTTTAATGGGACCTCCAGGTTGTGGTAAAACACATCTAGCATCACAATTTCGACAGGATTCAAAACAAGATGAATTTCCTATTCGTTTGTTTAATGCTGACCAACGTATAATTGATTCTTATGATACAGGAGAGGAATATTTATTGTTGACTTGTAATACAGTAGATTATGTTGCTTGGAAAAATCATATATTAACAAAAGAATATGGAGATGAGAGATGGGCTCGTATTGAGAGAAGAATTAAAATTGTGCATTTTAGTTATAAGAGG